CGTCTAAAATAGAATTGTTTGTTAAGTTTTGTGTGAATGTAGCAGCCGTTGCCAAGTTAGTATATTTTGCTTTGTAGCTTGTCGCAGTTTTAACCATTATATGACCAGCCCTTCTACTTGAATTTGTGCTTGGGTTTGTGCCATCGTAGTAATAAAAAAACGTCCCTTCGTCGTGTAATATGTCGTAAGTCGGCGTGTAATTATATCCTTGTTCATACCACCCAAAACCGTCATAAGCTACGTAAGAATTTGTACTAAGTAGCGTGTAAACACCCCCATCTAATTTGTATCTTTTTAATTGAACGTTGCACCATTGACTTGTGTTACTTGCTGGAAAAGTATTATAAATTTCTTGTCTTGTATTCCAACTTAAATATTCACGAATGTAAGGTGAAATATTGTAATACGTCTTTACGTTGTTTGAAGCTGGTATTAATTTACTCAAAGTGTAAGTTGGTGAGGCTGGTGCGCTCCCCGTACCGTTCCAAATAAATACTTCTAATTTAGAACCGTCTTGTCCTGTTTCCGATATTTCTACTATATAAGGTGAACGTGCAAAAATACTCATTTTATATTCTTTAAATTTTGGTCTAATATTTCATTTAAAAGCTGTTCGGCATCCAAACCGTACTTATCTATTAACGTGTCAGGTAAAGTTTTGTAGGCAGCTTCAAATGGCTTGGTAAAAAATAAGCTTGGTTTTATTCCTTTGAAATAAATACTTCGTGCAATTAAGAATTGAATACTCTTTTTAAACCCCGCAGCAGAAACAGAACGCGCAGCAAATTTACCGTTGTTACGTGGTGCAATACCTTTACGAACTATCCATTTATCCAGCTTACTTGGTGGCGGCATTTTATCCTTATATGAATAAGGCGAACCGTGTTTTACTCGTTTACCGTCAACCCCTTTATCCTGAAAGTTTCCATACGGTTCCATCTCGAAATAAATACCTATTGAATTAGGCATCTCTTTTACTTCGCCTTTTATTGAATTCGATAATTTACCGCTTGAATTTTTACCCATCTTTTGTAAATTGGCTTTTGCTTCAGCTACTACCAAATCACGAAACTTTTCTAAGGCTTTTAATCTTTCACTCATTAACAAACAGTCATTTCGTTAGGAACTAAAATATCAAAAGTCATAGTCCAACCAGCTAAATAGTTTTCAAATCTTTCGGCAAAGGCTTCTAAGGTTGGGTTACCATCCACTTGAAACGCATCCGTAAATAAGTCGCCACGTCGAAGTTCTTCGTACAACCTATTCAATACTGAAAGCATAGTGTTGAGTACGTATATTTCATTATCGTTACCGTCGAATATATTTGTATCTTCGTCTTTTGATTTGTTGACAATATCCATTGCCATTAAACTCACGTTAAAACGAATTATATTGCTTTCAAACGTTGCGTTATTTACTATAATATGTACTAAAGGAAATATTGTTTGCTTTGCCAAATCGACCGCAAATATATCACCTTGAGTAACCGTGTTTACAAATGGATCGTTTTCTAAGTTTGTTTTTAACGTATCTAAAACAGTGTAATAATTAGCCATGCCTTTGTATTTTTTTTATTTCTCGTTCTTCTATTTCTCGTTTTTGTCTTTCGTAAGTGAGGTAGGTAAGACACTTTCTAACCCCCAGTCGGGTAACTTCATCAAACTTTGTAACGTCTCCTTGAGAAAGCGCATAGATTGAATTGTACCATCCCCATCGTTTATTAAATTGCGTTCTTTCGCTAAAGTCATTATCTTCGGATTCTTCTGTATTTCCTTCTCCAAAGAGGTAAGCGTATGTTGAACTAAGTCGCTTCCTAAAGTCGAAAAAAAAACCGTTGCACCTAAAACAACATCCAATGAAGCGTACTTCATAACATCACTAAATTCGTCCGTTCCTTTGTACTCAAATATTTCGTATCGGTCTTTTACTTTCTTTGTGATAGGTCGGTACATTACCGCCATTGCTTTGTGAAAAGTTTCTACGCTTGATATATTACTTTCCAAATCAATGTATTCTCCAAAACTCATATCTTCCAGATTAGGAATAAACCCGAACTCCATATCCTTTATTTTAAACGTAGCTTGAAACTTAGGCTTCGCTTTGAATATTTCGTTTAAATGTAGGGTCAAGCTTTTAACGTCGCTCCACTTTACTTTTACAACGTCTTTCATTTTTAAGCCGCAAAATATTTCTATAGTCTTTTGACCTATAAATTCCTCGTCGTTTGACTTTTCAACTACCTTCATAAATTCTTGATAGCTCTTTAACGGTATTTCACTTAATGAAGTAGGGATTACAATTTCTGTTTTCATTCTATATATTAACTTTTAATTCGTGTTTTTGTAGTTTGTAAAGATAATTCACACTATTTGCATACTTGAACGGGTGCGAAATATTATTTATTTACCAAATGTGGTATTTACCGTAGTTAGAATTCATTCCTAACGTTTCCATTTCGTGGTATCGCAGCGCATCAATAGCGTGATTGTTTGTGTCAATCGGTTTATTTAGGCGTGTGCCTTGCTTATCCGTGTCCCAGCAATACGCCCGAAGTTCTTTGATTAGGTTGGTGCTATTTGAAGTAACTAAATATTCATTACGTTGCATAACATCTATTCCGTAGTTTATTGAATCCTTGCCCTTTGTAACGCCTTTAATTGTTATTCCGTATCGTTTTATTTCTTCAATGCTTTTCGGTTCGCTTGAATCAGCGTAAACGGGTACGTGTTTCGGTAGTGCGTTTGCAATATCGCTGTTTAACATTCCCGTTTGGTACTTCAGTTCGTTTATTATTCGTTGCCCGTTGTAATTGTATATTTCTATTATTGCCGTAGGGTCATTCGTGTAACCAAAGTCTAATCCAATACCGATTAAATTCGCTTCTTTAGGTAGTATATCGATAGTTTTCCAGTTGCTAAATATAACGCCTTCAAGCATTCCTATTTCGCCTAATCCGTAAACCCTCCACCAGTTCGCCCAATACGCGCTTGTTTCAGCTTTTAAACGGTTCTTTTCTATTTGTTGTACAATACTATTGTCTAAGGCTTCGTTGTCTTTGTACGTGAGAATTAAGAAGTCTGAATCAGCTTCGTCTTTTAGTTCGGTATGTACCCAAAACTCATTAGCGGGGTTGAAGTCTAAATATACTTCTTTCTTTGTACGTATTGCAAGTTCGTTGTATGATTCAAAGGTTACGTTGTTACATTCGTTTATATAAAGTATGTCACGCCTTGCACCCCTTAATTTACTTGAATCGTCAGCACTAAAGAACTCCATTACACTACCATTTGAAAATTCGTATCTAAGTAAAGATTTATTGAATCGCTCGTCAAAGTACCTATTATTTTCTTTCATTATTTTAAGAAAGTCTTTTAACGCACCTCTACGTAAATGCGGAATACTTTCAGCGACAATACTAATTTCAGTTCTTGGATAAGATGCAGCCTTTGTAATTAACACCGCTAAAACGGAATATGTTTTACCAGCCGAAGTACCGCCTTGTATTATTTTGATTCGTTTTTGTAACGCTTCTATTTTATCTATTGCCGTCGTTATTGTCACGTAATTTGAATAAAGGTTGTTCTACGTTTGTTTGTTCAACTTGCTCTTTTAAGTTGTTTAAACGTTGTGTAATGCTTGCGTTATACTGTCCTACCATACCGCCCGTTATTTGATCTTCGCGTATTTCTTTGCGTATACGTGAACAGATAGGGATATATTCCGTGTATCTTTTATCAATGTTTTTAAAATATTGTTCTACTTCGCCTACATTATCCCAACAAAATATTTCGAATCCTTCCATTGTTAAAGGTCTTTCTAAAGGCTCGGCTCTTTCTTCAAACTCTTTACCACCGAATACGCTTTTTATTCTTGGGTTTGCTTTTACGTCCTCTTTGTATTTTTTAAATAGTTCGTAAAGTTGTTCAGGACTATCTAAGTTTCTTGGTCTACCTACTTTTGCCATTTTTTAATTCGTCTTTTGTTAAATTTTCTTCATAAGTTGTTGAACATACCGCTAAACGTTG